GGCCGTGAAGGCAAAACCGCATCTGGTATGCCTATAGGAAAACCCGGTACAAGTAAGCATGAACGTGGACTAGCAGTTGATATTCAAAATTATAATGATCCAAAAGCTGTGGCTGCAATGAATAAACAGGGATTATTTCAGACTGTACCAAAAGATCCAGTACACTTTGAAGTTCCTAAGGCTATGGAAGGCGGAGCATTTGATGGACCTAATTCTGGATACCCAGTTGAATTACATGGTAAGAATGAGAGTGTCTGGCCAGAAGAAAAATTAAAAGCAACATTAGCAGAAGTTCAGAAATCTAGTATAGAAGATTATAAAAAACAACTTTTGGGTGAGATGGGAGTGAACTCTACATCAGCATCTACTTCAGCTTCTTCCGCAACATCAGGGGAATCTGATACTTCTAACAGAATGATGGAAATGTTGACAGCTAAATTTGATGATATGATAAACCAATTAGAAGCATCCAATGACACATTGCGTAATTTATTAACATACGCTAAAGCATAACAGATAAATATAGTACTATGGCATACAAAAAACGTTTCCAAGCACCTAATGTAACAGGTACAGTCAGTCCCATTTCAGGGGCTAATAGCAACCGAGGCGCCTGGAATAGTGAAGTAACTGCGTCAGGCAACTATAATAACAATGATTTTGGTTACAAAAACTATCAAAGTCGTTTACCAGAAGTCTATACTGGGCATCCAAACCGTATTGAACGATATAATCAATATGAAATGATGGACGTAGATGCTGAAATTAACGCATGTTTAGACATTATTGCTGAGTTCAGTACACAGAAAAATGAGCAAAATGGCACACCATTTGAGATTGAATTCAGTGAAGATCCTACTCCGCACGAAGTAGAAATCATTAAAAAACAGTTACAACAATGGTGTAAACTCAACGAATTTGATACACGTACATTTAAAATCTTCCGTAACAGTATCAAATATGGGGATCAGATTTTTGTACGTGACCCCGAAAACTTTAAACTATACTGGGTTGACATGACCAAACTAGTTAAGGTTATTGTTAACGAAAGTGAAGGTAAAAAGCCTGAGCAGTATGTTATCAAAGACATTAACATTAACTTACAGAATCTAAGTATTGCTGAAAAGACCACAACAGACTTTATGACACAATCTGGGTCTGGTGGCTACAATGCGGCAACTGCTTATAGTGTTCCAAATAGTGCAGGTAGTGCTGGTAACAGTGGTAGTAGATTCACATTGAACATGAATGAATCAGCAATCGATGCTAAACATGTTGTACACTTGAGTTTGACAGAAGGCCTAGATCGTTATTGGCCTTTTGGACAAAGTATCTTAGAGAACATTTTCAAAGTATACAAGCAAAAAGAATTATTAGAAGATGCGATTTTAATTTATCGCATACAACGAGCACCTGAGCGTAGAGTGTTTAAGATTGACGTTGGTAACATGCCAAGTCACATGGCTATGGCATTCGTTGACCGTATTAAAAATGAAATTCACCAACGTAGAATTCCATCTATTCAAGGTGGACAAGCGACAATGGATGCTACATACAACCCATTAAGTATTAACGAAGATTATTTCTTCCCAGTTACTGCTGATGGTCGTGGCTCTGATGTAACTACATTACCCGGTGGTGATAACTTAGGACAGATTGATGATTTGCGCTACTTCAACAATAGGTTAGCTCGTGGATTGCGAGTACCAAGTAGCTATTTGCCACAAGGCCCAGAAGACAGCCCGACCCCATTAAGTGATGGACGTGTTGGTACAGCAATGATTCAAGAATTCCGTTTCAATCAATATTGCGAACGACTACAAAAATACATTAGCCAAAAACTAAATGAAGAATTTAAGTTGTTTATGCGTTGGAGAGGATTAAACATTGACAGTTCATTGTTTGATATTAAGTTCAATGCACCACAAAACTTTGCCGCTTATCGTCAGAGTGAATTAGATTCAGCACGTGTAACAGTATTCCAATCTATGGAAGCATTCCCTTATATTAGTAAGCGTTTTGCTATGACTCGCTTCTTAGGATTAACTGAAGAAGAAATTGAAGAAAATCAACGTCTATGGTTTGAAGAACGTGAAGAACCAGAAGATAGTGAAGCATCAAGTAGTGATTTACGAAGTATTGGTATCAGTTCAGGTGATTTGGAATCTGACACTGAAACTATTGAGAACACTCCGGAAGAGGGTGACGAAATTGCACCTGAACAAATGCCCGGTGAAATGTCGCCGGCTGTGGCAGCGCCGGCGAGCTTGGGTGGCGCAACAGCCCCACCCGTATAATAATTGATAAATAATACTATGAGATTATTTGAAATGTACGATGCTCCTAAGCAAAATTATCAAGATGTTGAGCAAGACAACAGCAAACCAAAGTGGCAGCAAGCCCGTAAAACCAAATTAACATTAAAACAAATTCGCAAATTGCGCAAGATGAATGACGTTCGAAACTATGAACGTGTTCAGAATTTAAAAAAGATTCGTAAGCAATATACGCCGGCCCCTGCAGAAGGTCAGCCAACATTATAACTATTAGTACTAAAAACGCAAAAAATGAGCACTTAATGTGCTCTTTTTTGTGCTATGCACTAAGTAATTATTACAAAGCCATTTATCTTATAGGAGAAAAACGATGGACAACAAAAAATTTGAAAAACTTATCGATTTAATTATCAATGAGAACGAAGAACAAGCACGTGCATTATTCCATGATATCGTAGTTGAAAAAAGCCGCGAAATCTATGAGTCAATGATGGACGAAGAATTAGACGAAGCCCAAGACGAAGAACTTGAAGAAGGTGAAGAAGAACTTGAAGAAGGTGCTGACGAAGAACTTGAAGAAGGTTTTGACGACATGGGCGAAGGTCAAGATGAAGTAGGTGGATTGATGGACGAAATCGCATATGAAGAAGAAGGCATGACCGAAGAAGAAGACGAATTTGCTGACATCGATATGGATGACGGTGAAGAAGGCGAAGAGCCAGAAGGTGGTTTAGAAGACCGCGTAGTTGAACTAGAAGACAAACTAGACGAACTAATGGCTGAATTCGAAGAAATGATGGGTTCGGAAGGTGGAGATGACATGGGCGGAGATGACATGGGCGGTGATGACATGGGTGCTCCAGACGAAGAAATGTCAGATGAAATGATGGAAGCAGTTCAATTGCAAAAAGTTTCAGTAACTCACGGTGATAACGGTGTTAACACTAAGAGCGTAACTAGTAATGGACCAAAGATTCCGTCAAATGGCGCTAAAGCTAATCACTTAGGTGGCGGCGATGGTGGCAAGGGTGGTACACAAGGTGGCTTGTTAAACCCAGCAGTTAAAGACATTCCTGGCAATTACAAAAATGCTCCAGGCAAAGGTAACTTCTCTGAAAAAGGTGAAGCCGCTCCTAAGCCAGCAAAAGGTGATGATGGACAGAACAGTAAGTCTATCGTCGGTGAGTCAAGAAAGACAGTCAAGAAGATTGTTAAGAAGTAAGGATACCTAAGATAATGGCTTTGTATCTTAAAGAGCACTTAACTTTTGACCGTGCCAGTATGGAGGTCTTGAGTGAAGGTGAAGGTAACAAGAAGTCCCTTTATATGAAGGGGATATTCATTCAGGGTGGGGTACGCAACGCTAATGAGCGTGTGTATCCCGTTTCTGAGATTGAGTCTGCTGTTAATGCTCTAAATGAACAAGTTCAGAGTGGATATTCTGTATTGGGTGAAGTAGATCACCCAGATGATTTAAAAATCAATTTGGATCGTGTTTCACATATGATTACTCAAATGTGGATGGATGGTGCAAATGGATTCGGGAAGTTAAAGATTTTACCAACTCCAATGGGAGAACTAGTTTCTACCATGTTGCAGAGTGGTGTCAAACTAGGCGTAAGTAGCAGAGGTAGCGGTAACGTTAACGATGCTAGTGGCCATGTCAGTGACTTTGAAATTGTCACTGTGGATATCGTTGCACAACCGAGTGCACCTAATGCTTATCCTAAAGCGATATACGAAGGTATGATGAACATGAAAAATGGTCATAAAACGCTTGAGATTGCAAAAGATGCGCAAAGTAACGCAAAAGTACAGAGATACTTGAAAGAGGAAGTAATGCGCCTCATCAGTGATCTCAAAATTAAATAAAGGGGATTAAGCATGTTAGATGCTATCAAACCATTACTTGAAAGTGGACTTATCAGCGAAGAAACTTCTACTGCTTTGAATGAAGCATGGGAATCTAAGTTGAATGAAGCCAAAGAGCAAGTACGTGCAGAATTGCGTGAAGAATTCGCACAACGTTATGAACATGATAAAAACGTAATGGTAGAAGCCCTAGATAATATGGTTACAGAAGGTCTGTCAGAAGAAATTTCCGAATTTCAGATTGAAAGACAAGCAATGAACGAAGACCGCGTTAACGCAAAGCGTAAGCTACACGAAAATGCAGCCAAGTTCAATAATTTCATGGTTACTAAACTATCCGAAGAAATTAAAGAACTACGCAATGAGCGTAAAATCCAGAAAGAAAGTCAAGAGAAGCTAGAGCAATTCGTTGTTCGTGCTCTTTCACGTGAAATTAAAGAATTCACACAAGACAAACAAGCTGTGGTTGAAGCAAAGGTTAAGTTAGTTGCTGAAGGTCGTAAACAACTTGAAGCATTGAAGTCACGTTTCGTGACCGAATCTGCTAAGAGAATGAACGAATCTGTTACTAAACATCTAAAGGGTGAACTAGGCCAATTGAAAGAAGATATTAAGACTGCTCGTGAAAACGATTTTGGTCGTAAAATCTTTGAATCTTATGCAAGTGAATTCAGCACTACCTATTTACAGGAAAAAGCTGAGACACGTAAGTTGTTCAAACAACTACAAGCAAAAGATCAGCAATTAGCTGAATCCATTACTACAATGAAAGCCGCAAAGCAATTAGTTGAAAACAAGGAACGTGAAATTCGTATCATTAAAGAATCCAATGTCCGTCAAACGACAATGAATGAATTGCTATCTACTCTAAATGAGGAAAAAGCAACTATAATGAAGGATTTACTAGAAAGCGTACAAACAACCCGTTTGCAAACAGCTTTCGATAAGTATTTACCAGCCGTATTGAATAACATCAATGAAAAAGTAGAATCTAAAAAGTCTATGATTTCAGAAGGTGTAAAAGCAGTTACTGGTGATAAATCTGCCATGACACAAGTTGAAGACCAACCACGTGATAACGTGATTGACCTAAGACGCTTGGCAGGGCTTTAAAAATCGACATAATTTAGGAGAAATATAAAATGTCACAAGTTCTATTAGAAGGCCGTTGGGACGAGACCAAAGAAGCCCTACTTGAAGGTCTAAAAGGTACTCGCCGCTCAACAATGAGTGTTATCTTAGAAAACACAAAAAAATCGTTACTATCTGAGTCATCAGCTGGCACAACTACATCTGGCAATATCGCTACACTAAACCGTGTGATTCTTCCAGTTATCCGTCGTGTCATGCCAACCGTTATCGCTAATGAGTTGGTTGGCGTTCAGCCAATGACTGGCCCAGTTGGTCAAATTCACACTCTACGTGTACGCTATGCTCAGTCTTTAACAGACAACAGCCCAGCCGGTACAAGCGTAACAGCAGGTGAAGAAGCTCTAAGCCCGTTCAAAATTGCTCAGGCTTACTCAACACAGACAAATGCATCTGGTTCATCAAACATCTATACTGGCAATAACACTGCCGCTCTAGAAGGTAATGGCGGTAAGCAAATTTCTGTACAAATCTTGCGTCAAGCTGTTGAAGCTAAGTCACGTAAGTTACAAGCTCGCTGGACATTCGAAGCTGCCCAAGACGCTCAAAGCCAACATGGTATTGACGTTGAAGCAGAAATCATGGCCGCTCTAGCACAAGAAATTACTGCTGAGATCGACCAAGAGATTCTATTGTCATTGAGCACATTAGCTACATTGGAAGAAACATTCGACCAAGCTGCCGTATCTGGTACAGCTACATTCGTTGGTGACGAGCACGCCGCATTGGCAGTTCTAATCAATCGTGTTGCTAACAAGATTGCTCAACGCACTCGTCGTGGCGCTGGTAACTGGGCAGTTGTATCTCCAGCTGTGTTGACTGTATTGCAATCTGCAACTACATCAGCATTTGCTCGTACAACAGAAGGTACATTCGAAGCTCCAACTAACACTAAGTTCGTTGGTACATTGAACGGTGCAATGCGTGTTTTCGTTAACACATATGCATCTGACAGCCAAGCTGTTCTAGTTGGTTACAAAGGTACATCAGAGACTGATGCGGCAGCATTCTATTGCCCATACATCCCATTGATGTCTTCTGGCGTTGTTCTAGATCCATCAACATTCGAACCAGTCGTGTCTTTCATGACTCGTTATGGTTATGTTGAATTGACAAACACTGCATCATCTTTCGGTAATGCAGCCGACTATCTAGGCGAAATCGATGTTGCTAACTTGACATTCAAGTAAGCACAAACATCTTCTTGTTCGGGAGCACAGACTACGGTCTGTGTTACGGGAAGGAATCAAAGAGCACTTCGGTGCTCTTTTTTGTTGGCTACTCAAACACATATCATTGAAAAATGATAAATAAGATATAAAATAATATTTGGGACCATAAATGGCAGCAGATGCATTCAATTCAGTAGGTGGGTACACAGTAGGTATACCTCCGATAAACATTATAGATACCAACGGAAATATCACAGCTCCTAAGGCTACTATTTCCGGCAACATTGCAGTTGGTGGAAATATTGCAGTATCCGGATCTATTACGGCTACTAATTTTTATGGAAACGTTGAAGGTAATATTACTGCAAATATTAGTATTAGCGGACCCGATCAATCAATACTATACAATAATGCAGGGATAGTAGATACTGCTAACAGTTTTACATACAACTCTGTTACCAAGTCAGTCACTGTTGAAGAAAATTTAACAGCAAACAATTTCTCATTGGGATTGGGCAACAATCAATTCTACACAATATCATCTTTCATTGCTACTACTAATAGTACAGTGTCAGATCAAGTACTACATCGAATTCCTGCGTCATCAGTAATTTCAATGGATTATACTATCATTGCTACTGATACTATCGCAAACACTAGACAAACTAGTAAACTAATTGCAAGTGTATTAGGAAATGATGTTGGATATTTTGAATACGGAACAATTGATGCACCCATAACTAGTCCGGGTGTGGGTGATTTTAAGGTTAATTATGAAGGTGGTGGCGGCCCTGGAAATGTTACGTTAACAGTAACCCCTCAGGCTGCGCACTTAACAAATTATAAAGTTTTGATAACAAGCTACAAAGCATAAAGGAAAAACGCAATGGCAATAAGAACGTTTAATTCGGTTGGTGGATTCTCAGTAGGGGAAATACCAACCAATGTAATATATCCTAATGGCGATGTATCAACCAGTAACGTTACAGTTTTAACTAACATTACTGTTGGTAATATTTTAGCAACGCCTAGTACAGGTAATATTACAGTAGGAAATACCTTACTTGCCGGAAATATTAGAACAGATAACTTGTTATACGCTAATGGTGTAGCTTGGGATTTACAAGAGGCGGCAGGAAGTAACAATTACATTCAGTATAATACTGGTAATAATTTTGCAGCCAGCTCTGATTTAACGTATGATGATTCTATTAAGAAATTCAAAACAGTTAACATCGAAGCCACCAGCAACATAGTAGCGGCAAATGTTTTAGTCAATACCTTATCAACTACTCAAGTATTATTTTCGGGTGCAAATGGTATATTAGTCGGCAACGCTAATTTTACGTATAGCTCAATATCTGAAACTCTTACAGTTACTAATTTAACAACAACATCAGATGCAACTATTAACGGTAACTTAACTGTTAATGGTACTGTAACTAGCCTATCTACTAATAATACCACTATTGATGATAATGTTATTACATTGAACAAAGGTGAAACAGGTAACGGAGTTAGTTTAGGAACATCTGGATTAGAAGTTGATAGAGGTACTGCCGGAGCTAACGCAACCTTATTGTGGACTGAATCTTCAAATGCATGGGTATTAAAATTAGGTGTTGAAAAAGCAGATATATCTCTTGGTAATTTGTTTGTAAGTGCTAACGCAAACATAGCCGGTAACGTTAATGTAATTGGTAATTTATCTGCTGATACGTTTACCGGTAACTTCTCAGGTAATATTCAAGGTGGAGCCATTAAGGGTAACTTAGAAGCCCCCGGTAACATCAGTGAAATGTTGTTCAACGATGCTAACGTTGTTAAAAGTACTCCTGGCGTAACGTACAACAAGACTAGTAACTTAGTAACATTAACTGGCAATTTATCAGTAGCTAATATTACAAATGCATCAAGCATTACGTTTTCAAACGGTGGTTACATTGACGGCACTGTTACAAACTCAATAGTAGTTACAGCTAACACTTCAGCGCAATTAAAATATAACGATGTAGCTAATGTAGCTAACAGCACAATTGCAACCGCAAATGTCAATGGATTTGATATTCAAGTTCATGGTAATCACTGGTCATTTGACACAACCGGTGATCTTAAAGCTCCCGGAAATATCTATGCAAACACAGGTGAGTTAAGAGGCAATACTTTATTCATTAGCGCAATTGGTAACATCCGCGGTGATGTTGAATTGGGTGGAAACTTAAACGTAGCAAGTACTACAAATATTTTAGGTAACTTAACAGTTGGTAATGGTACTGTATCAATGAATGCAAACATTACCGGTAACTTATTAGTTGGTATTGATGCAAATATTACATCTAACTTAACTACTAATAATTTGACTGTTACTAGCTACGTAGATAGTGATTTAGTTCCGTTTATTGACGCAGACGGTAGTGTGAGTCGCCCTGGATATGATCTTGGTAGTACAACAAATCGCTGGAGAGACTTGTGGCTATCTGGAAACACAATTCAATTGGGTACTACTACACTGTCATCCGGTACAAGTAATACGTTCGTAACAGCTAATGCAAATATATTTACCAATCTATGGACAGGTAATATCATCACCACTGGTAACGCAACTATAGGAAATGCAACTAACAGACAAACATTAACTGTATCTGGTAATACTAGTATTACTACAAATTCGTCAGCAACTAGTTCTACAACTGGTGCACTTACAGTAACCGGTGGTGTTGGTGTTGGTGGCAATATATACATTGGCGGTACTACTGCAAATATAAATGGTAATCTTTTAGTTGGTACTAGTTTAGCTAGTGCTAATGCTAATATTACGGGTGATCTTAAAGTAGGTGGAAATGCTAGTGTTACTGGAGATGTTACTGTAAGTGGTAATTTGTTAGTGACAGGTAGTACAACTTATATCGATGTAACTACATCAAGTATCAAAGATCCGGTAATGGATTTGGGTGGTGCTGGCAATGGTGCTAATGCAACTTCATCTGATCTATTTGATAGAGGTCTAATATTAAGAACATTTGATAGTGTTGCGGTTAATCACTTTATGGGTTGGAAGACTGGTTCAAGTGAATTCCAAATGTTGACTGGTATTACTGATAGTGATAATATCGTCGCCGGAGATTACGCTAATTTACGTATTGATACTTTATACGGTAACCATGTGTATGGTATTATAGAAACTGGCAATCAACCTAACATTGGTAATCTACTTGGACTAACTAACGCAAACATATCTAATACACTTAACGTTAACAATGCAAAAGTAACTACATTGATTGCTAGCGATTTAAAATATCCAAAGACTGATGGTAGTGTACCTGCGTCAGACGAGCTAACTATTATGACATCAGATGGTGCAGCCAATCTTGGTTTCACTACGATTAAAACAAACAGTTTGATTAACGGTTCTAGTAATATTGTTGTTAACTATGATGGTAACATTAATTTAACCGCAAATGCAGTTACCTCATTGGTTGTAACAAATACCGGAGCTAACGTAGTTGGTAACCTAACAATCAGTGGTTCACTAATTGCAGGTAATATTAAGTTAAACGATATTTCAAGTAACACAGTAACTATTGGTAATTCAACTATTGGTTCATATACAGTTACTACTACAACCGCTGCCGCAGGACAAATTCTTGCAGAGGTAAGTTCTTCTACTAACAGAGCAGTTGAATTCTTTGTAAAAGGTGAAGAAGTTGTTGGTGGTAAATATAGTGTAGCTACAGTAGTCGCAGTACACAACGGAACAGATATAGCTTATGACGTATATGGTACGTTAAATATAGGAGGTTATACTGGTAGTTTAGGAGTTAATAATGCTGGTGGAAACATTCAATTAACTGTTACACCGGCAACTAGTGATTCTACAGTATGGACAACTCAATATAAAACTATTTAAAGAACACGTATGGCAACAATACTAAAGAAATTTAACTCGCTTGGTGGATTCTCAGTAGGAGATGAAACACCTGTAGATGTAGTAGACGCTAACGCCAACGTTAGTGCAAATTACCTATCAGTTGGAAATAATTTATCAGTAACAGGCGATGCTAATATTACTGGTAATTTGACAGTACTAGGTGCCGTATCATATATTCAAACAACTACTACCTATGTATCTGATCCACTAACAGAAACAGGCGGCGGCCCTAACGGTGCACCGTTAACAACCAATGATAATGCAGATCGAGGTTCTGTGCTTCATTATTATGGTAGTATGGCGCCAGTCGATGCTTTCATTGGTTGGGACAATAGCAATGCAGAGTTTGCACTTGCAAGTAACGTAGCAGTAAACAAAGTTACTAACACGGTAACATATAATGAGTTTGGTAATATAAGATTAGGTAATGTAGTAACGATTGGTGATATATCTACCGGTGGAAATATTACCATTGAAGGCAACATCAATCTTACGGGAAGTATTACCTCAACTGGTGGAGGAGCAGCCATTAAAGGAAATGCAATCCCACTGGGAGATCCTTATGATACTAACTTAATGTCACCTGGCGCATTAGATACTTGGTCAACTGATACAACAGTAACTAATGCTATTGATGACCTAAACGAAGTAATGTTAAATGTTGTTAAAAATACTTTTGTTGGTAATGTAGATTTTACTGCCAATGCCGTTGCAGGACCTAGCCCATTATCACTGGCATTTAGCAGAACATTCAACGGTACTAACACTGACTATCTATGGGATTTTGGTGATGGGACGACTAGTACAAGCTCAACTCCTACAAAGACATATACTAACGCAGAAGGTGGCACGTTTACAGTTACGTTAACAGTAAGTAATATTAATGGTCTTGGTGCGGGAGCAAGTGATAATAGAGTAAAAACAAATTACATTACCTTGTACACACCCACACCAATCCCAAGTTTCACTTTAGATAAGACCTCAACTGACACTGGTGGAACAATATCATTAACAAACACTAGTCAATATGCACAAAGTTATGTGATTCATTGGGGAGATGGAACATCTGATGCAATTCTATCAAATGCAGTAGCAGGCGGGGTTGGTGGTGGAGCAAAGTCACATACGTATAGTGTAACTGGCAGCGCAGATACTAGATATCAACCATATATTGTAGCTACTAGTACAACAGCAGGTCCAATTGACGTAAGTATTAATAGTGCGACACAAAATGTGTATGTATACAAAACACATACACCAGCATTTACTACAAGTACGCTTGAAGGAAACAATGATTATACATTGACTCCAGATGGTTGGAATGTTACCTTTACTAATACAACAGCAGCCGGCGTGGGAGCTACATCAACGTTCTCTGAAAACTATTACAAATGGACCTGGGATGATGGCACAACTACCAGTGTAGACTCTGGTTCGGGCAATGCCGGTGATAGAAGCGTTGACATAATTCACAAATTCAGTTTATCTGATCCTGCAGTAACACAAACATTTGCTGTAAAATTAGAAGTATACAATGGATATTCAACTAGCCCATTCAGTTCATCAACAGTCACTGTAACTGTACACCCTGATCCACAATCAATCTTTACTGGTAATGTAGTTACATTGTCAGATAGAACAGGTGATACATCGCAAACGGGATATTACTTCACTGACTTGAACGGTACTAATAGAGCAGTTGTTAGATTTACTAATAGTTCACTAAACACAGATTCATACAAATGGACATGGGGTGACGGAAGCAATAGCGGAGTAATAACTAGTGGTGGAGGTACACCTGGCTCTACTATCGACCATACATTCACTAGTGTAGGTAACTATACAATTGAATTATTAGCTACTGGTACATATAGTGAATCATTAACTGATGACACTAATACTAAAATTAATTACATTTCGATTAACGCGGCACCTTCTGCACCGGCTGGCTTGAGTGCTAAGACATTAAGTATGACTACAGCAAGTGTTGGAACAAGTCCATATTTGGCAGCACTTGCAACTGATAACTCAGGTGGTAATATCCCAGCTGCCGGTACAAGCGTAACACGATATACAACTGGTACTGTAGTAACTAACACAGTTAGCGATGTATACAATTCGTATACCGGTACACTAACTACTGAGTTCAACGGAGTAGATGATGGTGCTATTGCATTCACATCAAGTGATAATGCTGGTACATATGGTAACTTAGTGGTTACGTTAGACAGAGATGCCCATGTACCTAGTCCGGCTACTTACCCTAGTAATTTTTACAAAGTGTTCTCGGCATATGCAACCAAAGCAATTGCTAGTATAAGCACAGGGTACAATCAAATTAAGTTAACTCACACTACTACCGGAAATACAAACCCAGTTGGTTATGTTAAAGATGATTTAACTTCAGTACCTACAGTAGATGTTTCTGGTGCTACGTTGACTACAGGAACTGCTGGAACTTACTTATACATTTCAGGTATTCCATATTTTAACACAGGAAGTCCTACAGTAACATTAGCCGGTGCACAGATTTTTAACTGGATTGGTCAGACATATCAGAATACGACAACACCATTTAGTATCGCACCAGACACAAATGATGAAGGCACTACCGGTAATGTTATTGCATCACAGACTAAAACATATACTAATTTAGATGGGTCAATTACATTCTTGTCAAGTGGTATACCAAAAGCTGATACAGGTAAAGATTCTAGTAACAAGTATACTATAGGATCACAAACTATTAATGTAGCACCCGCAAGTACTACAGCAGTTCAAACTATCAAGTACAGTGCTACAAACGTAAACGGAACAAGTGCAACAGCAACATTAGCTACGAAAATTCAAGTCTTCACATCAACTCCAGCTGGATTTGTAGAGACAAGTATTACTGCACCCTCAGGAGCTGCCACTGGAAAACGTATTGCGATTTCAGGTGCAACCGGAGCTACACCTACGGTCAGCAATAGCACTAACTATTATACGGGTAACGTATGGACTGGCGCCGCAACTATTGCAGGTACCGATGAAGCAGTAGTTCGTTGGAATCAACTTAAATGGTTCAATACTGATTTAAGTACAGGTTACTTACCAGTTGGACCCAACTTAAATTCAGGTAGAACAAGTGGCAATCAATACTTCCGTGGAGCATTCACAAAAGGGTCACTACAAAACTTTAATGTAACATTTACTGGTAAGATATCTGGTTTGTTTTTTGCGGCACCTGGAACAGCAATTAGCACAGCAAGTACATTGAATGGATGGATCAATGCATCATTATCATATGCTGGTAGTGGTGTACCTGGAGCAGGTACAGGCGGAAACGGAAGTAATGGTTGTGCTATTACTGTAGCAGATAGAGTACCTACTGGAACTGTTGTTTCAGGTACAACATATCGTTTTACATTGGGCAGTGAAAATTTATCTAATGCATTTGGCAATCAATTGTTATTCAGTATTGTTCTTGCTTCAGGAGATTATATAACATCATGGAGTTTTAGTTAATGGCTTTATCTACTACAGAACAACTTGACTATCTTTGGAAAAAGGTAGGCTTCGGGGTAACTAAAACTGATACCGCGGCAAATAAATTAGCGTTTAACGAATCTATACCTAGTCCGTTACTACTACGTGCGGATAAATTATGGGCACAGTCTTCAGAAATCCCTAACGCTAGACCTGATACAACTTCTACTATTGTTAGAATTTATAAAGATGGAACTGGGTCTTGGACTCCTACAGTTAAATTAACAGAAGACTTGGGAGCAAGTGATAACAGAACTTGGAAAACTAATCTTACTGATTGGATTCCACCTGAATTTGGAGCAACTTATTTAGTTAGTGTTTACATCGATGATGCTACTGCAACAGTACCTCAATCAACTGGTACACAGATTTTTGCAGCCGGCGCAAGTGCAAGCAGTAATGATGAATGGTTCTTTGATTATCAATCAGGTGTACTACATTTTATTGGAACTAGTTTACCCACTGCTATAACAACCGGTGTTACTGGTAAAAGTATATTTGTAAGTGGTGCTAGATATGTAGGTAAATTTGGTATTAGTTCAGCCGATACACTAACTGCAAATACAGTTGTAATTACTACTTCTGCTAATATTGGTAACTTAAGAATAGCCGATACTACAATTTCAAGCATATCTGCGAATAGTGACATAATATTGAATCCAGATGGTACTGGTACTATTAGTCTATCTGCCAACACAACTGTTACGGGAAATACAACAGTTACGGGAAATCTAGTAGCTACTAATGCTAATTTAGGTAATGCTACGTATGCTAATTATTTTATTGGTGATGGTAGTTTACTAACTAATATTTCGACTTCTGCTATAGCAGGAAATTTATCGGTAGATAATGTTACCGCAAACTCAATAACTATATCCACTATTTTTAGTGGAGATTTGAACACGGTTTCTGTCAACACAGGATCTAATACCGAAATCGATAGTTTTGCAGTCGCTTCGGCCAGAACTGCTAAATATGTAGTTAAAGCCAGTAATGATGATGGTTATGAATCTTTAGAAATATTATTAATACACAACGGAACTGACAGTTTCATAACAATTTATGGTTCAATTAGTACCGCGGCAGACAGCAATAGTATCGTTAGTATTTCTAGTAATATTTCATCAGGGAACATTAAATTATACGCATCGGGTTCTAACGCAAATACGGTTGTAAATTTTGTCGGTACTTATATTACGGATTAATGAGAATATAGAATAATATGACAACAAGAAATTTTAATGTTAAAGTAGGTATAACTACCGGCAATATCACGTTGGATGCTGCCAGTGGCAATGCTAATGTAGCCAACATTAACGCCGTTAATTTAGTAAAAGCGGGCAACTTGTCTGTTACTTTATTAGCGTCTAACCTAATCCCTAATTCTAATGGTGTACTATCACTAGCAAACGCTTCTAGCAGATACAAAGATTTATTCTTAGCCGGTAATATTGACATTAATGGGCAAACAATCTCAGCGAATGTTGACGGAATTATTGCTGGAAACATGTTCCTAGATGCATTAAATGCTAACACTGTAACAGTGAATACGCAACTTGTCATAAATAGTAGTACACAATCTACATCTACTAGTACCGGAAGTTTCATTACCGAAGGCGGTGTGGGAGTTAAAAAGGATTTGACTGTGGGAGGCAATATTAATTTGGCAACAAGTTCTAATGCTAGCCCGCAAGGAGTTATTAATTATAACCCGTCTTCTAGTAGTATAGATTTTAAATTTAACGGATAATATATGGCAACAATTGGTGCAAGATTAAAACATGACGGAACATTGCTCACATCAGGTAATGATCCGTTGGAATTTGACGATGGTTTGGATGAGGTAACTCAATCCACGCATAGCGTCACGGCTACACAAATATTTGCAAATGAATTTGATGAAATTACTTTATCAACAGGTCAACCCTCTGGAGGTTCGATTCTATTAAATGGCACAACTAGTTATCTAACAGTTGCTGGTAGTGGTGATTTTCAATTTGGCAACAACCCGTTCACGGTTGAAGGATGGTTTTATGCTACCGCAACTTCATATCAACGTCTATGGTGTTTCCCAAACGGTGACAACGTTGAACTACTAGGTTCAGCATTATATTATTGGAATGGTGTAGACGTACCTATCAGCAGTGGATCTAATGTAATACCTCAAAATCAATGGTTTCATGTAGCATTAGTTAAAACATCTGCAACTGATGCTAAAGTATATGTTAATGGTATATCAGTAATCACTGACAACGCCCCATTCAATTCAACCACATCTAGAGCACTAGTCATAGGTGGTGAAGGCTCAACTGATGTTACTGGTCAAAGTTCAACTACAGGTACAGATGGTTTCTTCACTGGTAATATAACTAATTTTCGTGTAGTAAAAGGGGTAGCAGTGTATACTGGTAATTTCAGTACACCGTATTCTCCTCTTGGTGCTACACAACTTAGCAGTGTTAACATCTCTGCTATAACCGGTTCAGCTACTGTGTTGTTATTAAAAGTAATAAATTCAGAGGCTTTAACAGCAGATGATTCGGGAACGAGTAAGGCTGTTACTAATGTTGGTGGTGCAACTTACAGTGCATTGACACCTTTATCGTCTAATTACAACGGAAAAATGAAGCAGAGAAAATCTGGTCAATTACTAGTTGCAAATGAATTCGATGAGTATACTGGGATTACAGTGTAAGAACACTATAAACTAACAAACGAAAGAATAAAAGGAAAATAAAATGGCAAAATTAAAAGGCGGTACTAGAATTTACGGTAATGCTAATGTTGATTCTACACTAACCACGTTGGATTTAGTTGTTACTGGTAATATGACAATTCAGGGAACAACTACTACAGTTGATTCGACAATAACAACAATTGAAGATCCGGTAATCACATTAGGTACAAACAGTACAAATGACGGGCTTGATCGTGGTCTTATCTTACAGTATAACGACGGAGCAGCCAAAACAGGCTTCTTGGGTTGGGATCAAAGCGCAGGCGAATTTGCACTAGCAAGTACCACTACATGGGATTCAGCAAACAATGCAGTTACGATAGGTACATATGGTAACATTCATGGATTGCACTTTGTTGGTATTGGTGACACTCTATCTAGTATCACTGGTGCTAATGTTACTGGCACTGTTCCTAGTGCTAACATGTCTGCATATGCAGGTAACGTTACAAATAATGCACAAGCTAATATTACTAGTGTAGGTACACTAACTGGTTTAACTGTAGGTAATGCAACTGCAAATACTACGTTTGGTAATGGTACAATTACTGCAGGTGGTGTAGTATCTATTACTGACGCTTCCACTGCTACATCGAATACATCAGGTGCACTATTAGTTACAGGCGGCGCAGGTATTGGTGGTAATTTATATGTTGGTGGAACAATATATGGAGCATTTGCAGGTAACATTTCAGGTAACATCTCAGCTAAAGGTAATACTACTGAAGTTCAATTTAATGATGGCGGAGGTCAAAATGCTTCCCCAGCATTCACGTTTAATCGAACTGGTAATATATTAACTGTCAGTGGTACAGTTACTGGTGGTAATCTATCAACAGCCGGAACACTAAGTGTAACAGGTAATGCTAACGTTGGTAATCTTGGTACTACTGATATAGTAGCTACTGGAAACATCTCAACAGGTAATGCTACTGCTAATGTTGTAATTACTAGTAGTACTATAACTGCGACTGCTAACATAACTGGTGGAAATTTACTAACTGCTGGGAACATAACTGGTGGTAACGTAATTTCTAATGCTGATGTATCAACTGTTACACTATCTGCTACAGGAAATATTAGTACTACACTTGGTAATATAACTGCAGGTGGTAATGCAAATATTACTGGCACAGCAAATGTTGGTAATTTAACAACAGGTGGCGACATTAATGGTACTGGTGCAAGTAGCACAGCTAACGTAGAATATTTAACAGTACGTAGTACAGCTAATGTTACAAGTACTGCTACCGTTGGTAATTTAGTGTCAGGTGGTACAGCAAACGTAACTGGTAACGCTACGGTTGGTAATTTAAGTACTGCGGGTAGAGCTACTGTTGGTAACTTGACAATGAGTGCAGGTGCATTGGTTACTGGGGATTTTATTCCGTCAGCAGACGTTGCGTATGATTTAGGTAATTCTACACGTGCATGGAAAGACTTATATTTGTCTGGTAGTAGTCTTATACTAGGTTCACAAACAATTACTTCTAATGCAGACGGGGTTACTTTATCTAACTCAATTAACACAATCAATATTACTGCTTCTAATTTAATTAGCACGGTGACACTGACTGCATCTGGTGCAATCACTGGTGCTAACGTTACTGCTAACAACCTATCGAATACACAAGTTGCATTTGCAAATGGTAGCAAGATAGTTGGAGATGCTAATCTTACATTTACTTCAACTACTGGTACATTAAAGGCCACATTATTAGAGGGTACATTAAATGTAAATTCTAATGCTCAACCTAATATCACTACTGTTGGTACATTGATTGACTTGACAGTCACTAACGTTGCTAATGCTAATATTAATGGTTACTCAAACACTGTTACAAATGCGGCACAAGCCAACATTACTAGTTTGGGTACATTAACAGGTTTAGTTTCTTCAGGAAATATTCAATCTAATGCAAATGTAATCACAGATAACATTCTTGCAAAAGGAATAAATGTAACTGTAACTGCCGGCGCAGATGGTAACATCGTATTAGCTCCGCAAGGCACTGGTACAGTTGATGTTTCTAGCAAACGTATTACTGGTTTGGCAACTCCTACTCAAGCTACTGACGCCGCTACAAAGGGTTACGTTGATGCTTCATCACAAGGATTGGATATTAAGAGTTCAGTTCGTGCGGCCACAACAACAGACATTACATTAAGTGGTACTCAAACTGTTGATGGTGTGGTACTTGTTGCTGGTAATCGTGTTCTAGTTAAAAATCAAACTAATGCAAGTCAAAATGGTATCTATGTTGTATCTGCTAGCACATGGACACGTGCTATAGATGCTGAAGCAAATGGTGAACTTACTGCTGGATCATTTACTTTCGTTGAAGAAGGTACTTACAATAGTGATTCGGGATGGGTTATATCTACTAATGGTGAAATCGTAATTGGTACTGATCCAATTGCATGGACGCAATTCTCAGGCACTGGGTCATACTCAGCTAGTAACGGTGTACAATTAATTGGTACTAATTTTAGTGCTAAAGTTGATGATTCTACCATTGCTGTTGTATCCGGTTCATTAAAAGTTAAAGATGGTCTAACATTGGTTACACCAAACATTGGTGTTGCAACTGGTACAAGTTTAGACTTAACTGGTAATTTAACTGCAGGTAATGCAACATTTGGTGGTGCCTCAGGTGGCTCTATAAGTGGAGCAAACTTAATGTCTGCTAACTACTTTACTGGTACATTAACAACGGCTGCGCAACCAAATATTACTAGTGTTGGTACGTTGGGTAATCTAAATGTTGCTACAACACTAAATGTAGCTAGTAGTGCATTCATTGCAAATGCAAGTGGTGTCTACACAGATGGTTACTATTATGCAAACGGAGCCGCAATCGACTTCCAAACAGCGGCAGGAGATGCTACGGAAATTCAATTCAAGGCAACTGGTTCTAATAACTTAGCCGCAAGTAATAATTTTACATTTAATGCAACTAGTAATACATTAACAGTTACTGGTACAGCTAACGTATCTGGTAATCTAACAGTCGGTAATATTATTACTGCTAGTTTAACATCTACACGCATTCCTTATGTAGGTTCTAGTAATAATCTAACTGATACTACTAACTTAACTTGGGACAATAGTAATCAAGTATTGAAGCCAGGCGCTGGCGGTACTGAAATTGGCGGTGATACTGGATATGGTTATGTTAAAACTACAAAAGTTACCGCAGGTTCTTTAACAAGCGGACGTGTTACATTTGCAGGAACAGACGGTTTATTATCTGATGATGCTGATTTACAATTTGATACATTAACTAATGAATTAAAGAGTGGAAATGCTAACGTTGCAGTCAATATGACTGCGGGTAATGTCACTTCACGTAACTTAACTTCAGGTAGAATTACATTTGCAACAGCGGGTGGATTACTATCTGACAATGCAAACTTGTTGTTTAATACAACTGGTAACATCCTTACAGTTGATAATGTGACAGCATCGGGTAACGTAAATGCTGGACAATTTATTGGTAATGGTGTTCAACTTAGTAACGTTGCCGGTGCTAATGTTTCTGGTCAAGTAGCTAATGCATTAATCGCAGGTACTGTTTATACAAATGCGCAACCAAACATTACAAGCGTTGGTAGTTTGACTGCGTTAACTGTAACCGGTTTAACTACGCTAGAATCTCTTGCTAATGTTAAAATTTCTGGTGGCACAAGTGGTCAAATTATTTCAACAGATGGCGCAGGAAATTTAAGTTTTATATCTAATGATACTGGTAAAATTGTAAATGGTACAAGTAACGTAAGCATCCCTACTCTAAATGGTAACATTGTGATGGTACAGGGTGGAACTACTGTACTTACTGTTACTGGTGTAGGAGCTAATATAACTGGTACACTTGACGTAACCGGTAATATTAGTGGTAATCACATCACCGCCGCAAATACAATTACTGCATCAGCTAATACAGATTCAACATCTAGTATTACTGGTACAGTGAAAGTAACCGGTGGTATGGCAGCAACAGGCAATATCTATACTGGTAAATCAGTTGGATTTGCTAATAACAACGGTGGAACTGCAAGTAAGGCATACATTCAATTCAACGACACTGCAAATAGTTTAGACTTTATCTTCAATTAATTGGAGGTGAAATGGCTAATATTGCGGCTAGATTGGATAATAATGGCAAGCTCTACGTTAACAGCAATGCTAATGTAGGGTTTAACGAAATCAGTCAGAGCAACATAAGCATCACCCCCAATGGGGTGTTTGCTTATACTTTGGATGAGTACACCGGCACCGAAAATGGCAAGGCCATGCAACAGCTAAATACGGGTGTACTTAAAATTTCCGGAGTTTTTGACGAGGTCTCAGGAATTACATAAGTATATGTAAGGCAGAAATGTATGGCTCTATTAAAATCAGGTACTAGAATTTATGGAAATGCAACTATCGATACCCAATTGGCAATCGATGGTAATACTTCCGCTACCAGTAGTTCGACCGGTGCATTAGTAGTAGCCGGCGGTGTTGGAATTGCAGGCAATATATACAGTGCCGGCAGTTTAGTAACATCAAATGCTAATTTGGGTAACGCCGCATATGCTAACTATTTTGTTGGTGATGGCAGTCTTTTAACAAATATTCCAGCCGGTGCCATTTCGGGATCATATTCAAATTCTAATGTAGAGAACTATCTACCGACATATACTGGTAATTTTAGTGCAGGCAATGCTAACATTACTGGAAATTTAGTAGTAGCTAATAATATCTCTGGTACATTATCAACAGCCGCACAGCCCAATATTACTAGCACCGGAATTTTAACTGGACTATCTGTTACCGGTGATACTACTATAACCGGTAACTTAACCGTTTCTGGAACAACTATTACTGTTTCTAGTAACAATGTTAGCTATACTGATTCATTAATCGAACTACATACCCAAGCTAATCTCGCACCATTAACTACTGATGACGGCAAAGATGTTGGTATCCGCGCACACTATTTTAAAACAACTGATAAACATGCGTTCTTTGGATTTAGTAATGACAATCTAGCGTTTGAATACTATGTAGATGGAACAGAAACTAATGGAGTATTCAGTGGAACGTATGGTAACATTAAAGGTCAAACTTTTATATCTAACGTTGCTAACGGAACGTCTCCGCTAACTGTAAATTCAAAAACACAAGTTGCTAATTTAACTGCTGAATTTTCAGGCACTGTTACAACAAACGCACAACCAAATATCACAAGTGTAGGTACATTATCTAATCTATCAGTTTCGGGAAATATTGCCGTATCAAAAGGCATTTCAGCAAACGGTAGCTATGGAAATCTGTTTGATGTACTAACATCTGATGGTTATGGTAATACACAATGGAAAGCAAGATACTATTATTCTACAGTCATGTATGACTTCACTGACTATGAAATGGGATATCAAACAATCGCACCAAATCAAGACCCAGTAACATTGGGTTTCTTACCCAATGTAAGTATTCCTCATGGTTCTATTTGGATGCTAGTAACAAATGACGGATTAGCTGACCCCGCACCTATAACAATTTACTCACCAAATTCTAAGGCAACTCCTATGATGTGGGTAACAATTGATGGTAGTGGCCCATATGATCCAATTAACAATCCAGGTGGTGGCGACTACTGGTTTAACATTACGCCACCAGCATAATTTAAAAGAGTTAAATATATAATATGACAACAGTTGTAACAGCACTACCTAAAACAGGAACTATAGGTCAGAAAGTAATCTTTAATGGTTACACTTACCAATGGTCTGGTGTAGGCTGGAAAAACTTAGGTGTAACTACTGTTACTGTTGGTGGAGCCAATGGTACAAGCATCACTTCTAACGGGGTAAGCACCGGCAATACATCTATCACTGGTAATTCAATTACAACCGGTAACACAAGTGTTACAAGTAACGGTATTAGCACTGGCAATACTACTGTTACTGCTAATGGTGTAAGTACTGGTAATACATCTATCACCGGTAATTCAATTACAACTGGTAATACTAGTATTACTACTGATGGCATTAGTACCGGCAACACAAGTGTTACTGCTAATGGAGTTACTGCAGGTAATACTACGGTTACAGCTAACGGCATTAGTGCAGGTAATACCACTGTCACTGCTAATGGAGTCAGTACTGGTAATACATCTATTACAGGTAATTCAATCACTACTGGTAATACCAGTATTACTACTGATGGTATTAGCACTGGTAATACAAGTGTTACTGCTAATGGAGTTAGTGTAGGCAATGTGTCTGTTAGTAATACCGGTGTTAACGTAGGTAATGTAAGTTTAAGCAATACCGGAGTTAGCGTTGGTAATGTGTCTGTTAGCAATACTGGAGTTAATGTAGGCAATGTTACATTGAGTAACACGGGTGTCAATGTTGGTAACGTAGCCCTTAGTAACACGGGTGTAAACGTTGGTAACGTAAGTCTAAGTAACGCAGGTGTCAATGTTGGTAATGTTACACTAAGCAATACTGGTGTCAATGTTGGTACTGTAAGTTTAAGCAATACTGGAGTTAATGTTGGTAATGTTACACTAAGTAATACCGGTGTTAATGTTGGTAATGTATCAGTTAGCAATGCCGGTGTTAACGTAGGAAACGTAAGTTTAAGTAATACCGGTGTTAATGTTGGTACTGTATCACTAAGTAATACTGGTGTTAATGTTGGAAATGTTACACTAAGCAATACCGGTGTTAATGTTGGCAACGTATCAGTTAGTAACGCCGGTGTTAACGTAGGTAATGTAAGTTTAAGCAACACTGGAGTTAATGTAGGTACTGTATCACTAAGTAATACGGGTGTTAATGTTGGAACAGTGTCACTAAGTAATACTGGATTGACTACAGGTAATACATCTGTTACTGGTAACTCAATCACCACTGCAAATTTAATAGTAACAACTATCACTGGCACCGGTAATATTGACATTGGTAATAACTACTATTTTGGTAACGGAAGATTTTTGACTGGAGTTGCGGCTGATACTGTTATAGGTAGTATTCCTAACTTAACTGCTACTGGTAATATAAATTTTACTGGCGCCGCTAATATTATATTAGGAAATGTATCAAACATCAATTTAGGTGGTGGAAACGCAGGGGAATATCTAAAAACAACTGGAAATGGTGCTATTTCGTTTGCTCCTATACAGGCGCGTTTAGTATCTAATGTAACTAGCATTGTGGCAGGATCAGCATTAGATATTAGCATAGATTATTCAAATGTGTCATACCCGGCCGGTGTCTTTACGATAAATCAATTAGGACCAATCTCATTAAACACTACTACTGCATGGGCGACCGGTGGTTCAAGTAAAAATGCGTATGCAAACTTTATCGCAACAACAGTCAATACACAAAACGTTTCAATCACATTATCATTAGCAAACGCAAATTTCACAGTTCAGTCAAGTGACACTATTACAATTGGTGGAAGTACAGTTACTGGTGCAAACTTAACTGGGTTAGGCATTACAAGCACTGGTGGTACATATACAATACCTAGTAGTTTCTTAACTCCTATTGTACAAACGCAATCAACTGATTCAGTTTCTGTAAGTTTAACAACTAATCGCGGTGTACAAACTAGTACTGGAACAACATTAACAAACAATCAACCAATTCCTTTCAATGTTACTGCAATATCAGGAACGTTTGCTAATAGCACAGTACCATATTGGAGTTTGAACCAGACGTTTAACTGGAATGCAACTACTACCTCAGGTGCTATTGGCATTACCGGTAATGTATCTTATGCAAATTCAACAGCTAGTATCAGTGGATCATTGACAACTAGTGGCGCAACATCTGGTACTAGCGCATCAGTAGATAGTACCAATACATATACACTTACTTCATCTGACTATAATGGTACAGGTGGATTTGGCGCAGGACAACGAACTATACCAAGTACAGTAACAGGTACAGTTAGCCCAGCAACAAAATATTATCCGTTGTTCTGGAAAACAACATCTAATAGTACAATTCCTACGTTTACAACCAGTGATAGTCGCAATAGTAACAATTTCACAGTGGGTCAATCAGCAAATACAACTGCAACACCTACAGATTTTTTATGGATGGCTACACCAAACAATACAGCACGTACTTTTAAACATATTTTCTTGGGTTCAGATATTGTAGATACACCTGACGCAACTAGCACAACAACTATTTCAGGTCATACTTACAAAATTTGGGGATTTACAAACTTTAGTGCAATCACTGCAATTATAACGACTTCATAATATGGCAGCATTAACCTTCCCCTCACCAACGCAACTGAAGAATATATCCGCGCCAACGGATAACACAGATGCCGCCACAAAAATATATGTAGATAATGTACTATCAAGTGGTAGTGCAATTGCCGCCGCAGCCGGCAGTAATAATCAGATTCAATATAATAGCAATGGTGTCCTAGGGGCAAGTAGTAACTTTACTTTTGATAGCACTACTAGCTTGTTAACTATTACCGGTGATAGTGTTATTACTGGTAATTTGAATGTTGGTGGTAACGTACAATATGTTAACGTAACCAATCTATATGTAAAAGACGCATTAATTGAACAAGGTGGCGGAGCTAATAGTGCCGCACTAACAGCAAATGATGGTAAAGATCGCGGAACATTACTTCATTATTATACTACTACTCCAGTCGATGCCTTCATGGGTTGGCAAACAGCTAACAGTGAGTTTGTATTTTCAAGTAACGCTAGTGTAAGTAACAACTTAGTTACAGTAAACAGTTTAGGTAATGTACGAGCAAATTACTTTATTGGTAATGGTAGTTCTTTAACTGGTGTTGCAGCCTCAAGCGCAACAACAGCCGGAACAGTTACGAGTAATGCTCAACCTAACATTACTAGTCTTGGAACATTAGTTAACTTAACAGTTGCTGGCCCAGTTAATCTAGGCGCTATAGGTAACATTACAATTACCGGTGGTAGTAACGGACAAGTTATCACTACAAATGGTAGTGGTGTATTAAGTTTTAAAACTCCTGTAGTACCTACATTGTCAGCTACAGTAGATGAATTTACAGGTAATGGCATACAAACTAATTTTACATTATCAGTTACCCCTACTGGAAAGAACTATACTTTTGCAGTAATACAGGGTATTATGCAACCAAAGAGTTCATATTCAGTAACAGGGGCAGTATTGTCATTTAGTTCTGCACCTCCAGATACTGCATTAGTAGAAATTACAACAATGGGGGTCAGTTAATATGGATATCGGACCCGGAATTAATATTGGACCTGGCATAGTATTGACAAATGGGTCTGGCCCTTCAATTACTCCTACTGTAGAATATCTTGTGGTTGCCGGTGGAGGTGGCGGCGGCGGATCCGGTAATAGTGAGCGCGGGGCAGGTGGTGGCGCAGGTGGATATAGAACTGCACCAAGTTTTTCAGTACCATCCGGTTCACCTATTACAGTCACCGTTGGTGCAGGTGGTACTGCCGGGCCCGGACAACCAGGTAGTTTATCTGCCAATGGTGGCAAAGGAAATGACTCAATTTTTAGTTCTATAACCTCAACTGGTGGAGGATATGGTGCTGGAAATGCATATGCCGAATCTGGAGGTCAAGGTGGTTCAGGAGGCGGTGGTAGTTGGTATAGTGGCGCCGGTGGTGCTGGCAATACCCCATCTACATCACCATCACAAGGTAACCAAGGCGGTGCAGGAGCTCCGGTATCAAGTGCTCCAAATTATGGAGGAGGTGGCGGTGGCGGATCCGAAGTTTATGGCAATGATGGTAGTAGTAGCGGCGGAGGAAACGGTGGCGCGGGTACGGCTAGTTCTATCTCAGGCACATCAACATACTATGCAGGAGGCGGTGGCGGTGGGGGCGGGGTAACCGGTGGTTCAGGAGGCAATGGCGGAGGTGGAGCTGGTTCTGCATATGGTAGTGGACCAGGAACACCGGGAACATCAGGCACAACTAACACCGGTGGCGGTGGTGGCGGATCAGGTGGCGGATACAATGTTAATGGTGGTGCTGGCGGATCAGGTATAGTAATAATTCGCTATGCAGACTCTTATTCAGCCGCAACCAGCACAACAGGATCACCAACAATAACAGTTTCAGGTGGATATAGAGTTTATCAGTGGACCAGCTCAGGGTCAATTACATTTTAAAGGAGTAAAAACATGAGTCATTTTGCAAAAGTAGAAAACGGGACAGTAACACAAGTTATCGTAGCGGAACAAGACGTTATCGATAGTGGGTTATTTGGAACAGGCTGGGTACAAACCAGCTATAATACACAGGGAGGTGTACATCTTTTAGGTGGAACACCAATGCGTAAAAATTACGCAGGTATCGGCTATACATACGATGAGGGACGTGATGCATTCTATGCACCCCAGCCCTATCCAAGCTGGACACTAAACGAAACATCTTGCACATGGGAAGCTCCAGTAGCTATGCCTGTGGAAGAAGGTAAAATGTATGTTTGGGATGAACCTACTCTAAATTGGGTAGAGGTTACATCGCCAGCTACATCGCCATAAGAGATAAATACAATAATAAAAAGAGGATGACACCATGGCAATTTTAAAAATTAAACCGTTCAGTATTGATACTGCTGAACGTTTCACGTTTGCTAATGCAAATATTACCGGTAATATAGAATCGGGTAATGCTAACTTGGGTAATTTAGCGATAGCTAATTACTTTAGTGGTAACGGTAGCAGTCTGTCTTCAATTGCAGGCGCAAACGTAACCGGTCAAGTAGCTAATGCAATCGTTGCAGGCACTGTATATACTGCGGCACAGCCCAATATCACTAGTGTCGGTACATTAACTAGCTTAACTGTATCAGGTAACAGTGATTTAGGAGCAGTAGCTAACGTTAAAATTACCGGTGGTACTAACGGTTATGTACTAAAGACTGATGGTTCTGGTAATTTGTCATGGGGAGCCTCTTCATCTGGTACTGGTAATGCGAACGTAGGTGGTAGTAATACTCAAGTTCAGTTCAATGACGGAACTAATTTAGCAGGAAGTGCGAATTTAACATTTAACGTATCAACAGGTACACTATCTGCTACGAATTTTGTTGGTAATGGTAGTGGATTAACTGGCATTGTCGCTTCAAGCGGCACTGCAACTAAAACTGCAAACGGTACAAGTAACGTAGACATAGCAACTGCTAGTGGTAATATTACAATGGGTGTTGGTGGCACTGCCGGAGTAGTAACAATTACAACAACGGGTATCAACGTTGTTGGATATATAAATGCTGGTTCTGGTGTAATTACTGGTAATGGTAGTGGGTTAACATCAATTGCAGGTGCTAATGTAACCGGCAATGTAAGTAATGCATTAAATGCATATGCTGTTGCTGGCGCTAATGTCTCTGGTGAAGTTGCATTTGCGGCAACTGCTAATAGTGTTGCCGGTGCAAACGTAACTGGTAACGTAGGTAATGCATTAAATGCATATGCAGTAGCAGGTGGCAATGTTTCAGGACAAGTAGCTAATGCATTAGTCGCGGGAACAGTTTACACTGCGGCACAACCAAATATTACCTCAGTTGGTACACTAACAAGTGTAGCTGTAACTGGTAATTTAACTGCAGGTAATGCTAATATATCCGGTACTTTAACTGTTGGGTCAATTACAACAGCATCCGGTGGTAGTGGTAACATCAGCGGTGCTGACGTTATTTCTGCAAACGCATTTACTGCATCAGGCAATATTACTGCCGCATTCTATATCGGTAATGGTAGTCAGTTGACTGGTGTTTCAGCCGCAACCTCTACTAAAACTGCAAATGGTACAAGTAATGTAGACATTTCAACCGCTAATGGTAATATCACTATGGGTGTTGCTGGCAATGCCGGTATTGTTACAGTAACAGGAACCGGTGTTAATGTTTCTGGATATATCACAACAACTGGTAACGTAACAGTTGGTAACATTATTGGTAATGGACAAGCATTAACTGGATTAGCTGGTGCTAACGTAACGGGTGCTGTTGCATTTGCAACTACCGCTAACAGTGTTGCAGGAGCTAATGTTTCAGGTCAAGTAGGTAATGCATTAGTCGCAGGTACAGTTTATACTGCGGCACAACCAAATATTACAAGTGTCGGTACATTAACTACTTTAGCAGTGACTGGTGCATTGTCTGCCGGTGATACAACTATTGCAGGTAACTTGACTGTTACTGGGACAACAACTACAGTTAACTCAACTGTAACACAAATTGTAGATCCAATCTTTGAATTGGGCGGCGGCGCAAATGGTGCCGCATTATCAAGTAATGATGGTAAAGAACGTGGTCAATTATTGCATTACTATGATGGTGGTGTAAAAGACGCATTTATGGGTTGGATGAATACTGATAAGGTGTTTACTTTTGCTAGTAACGTATCAGTAGCTAATAACTCTGTTACTGTAACTACACTAGGTGCAATTAAAGCAGGTGATGCTAACTTAGGTAATGCAGTTACTTCTAATTATTTCATTGGTGACGGTAGTTTATTAACAGGTATCATTGCTTCCGGTGGTACATCAACTAAAGTAGCAAATGGTACAAGTAATGTAGACATTTCAACTTCCAATGGCAATATCACTATGGGTGTTGGTGGTACCGGAAACGTAGTTATTATAACTACCACTGGTGTTAATGTTGCTGGTACCTTGAATTCTACTGGTAATCTAACAGCCGCTAATGCTAGCTTGGGTAACTTAGCAACAGCTAATTTCTTTACTGGTAATGGTAGTTTACTAACATCTATCACTGGTGGTAACGTAACGGGTGAAGTTGCATTTGCGGCAACTGCTAATGCAGTAGCAGGTGCTAATGTAACTGGTAACGTAGGTAATGCATTAAATGCATATGCTGTCGCCGGTGCTAATGTCTCTGGACAAGTTGGTAATGCATTAGTTGCAGGTACAGTTTATACTGCTGCTCAACCAAATATTACAAGTACAGGTACACTAACTAGCTTAACAGTATCTGGTGTTACTACTTTAGGTGCAGTTGCTAATGTTAAAATTTCTGGTGGTAGTGCTAATTATGTATTGAAAACAGATGGTACAGGTAACTTAAGTTGGACAGCATTATCATCAACTACATTAGTAGTAGACAGATTTACTGGAAACGGTACATGGACAATGGAAACTCTAACTGCTACACCTGTTAGTGCTGATTACACAATTGTAGCTATTGGTGGTGTATTGCAACCAAGAAATACATACACTGTATTAGCAAATGTTATTACGTTTAGTGAAGCACCTCCTACAGGAGCAGTAGTTGAGATTACAACTGTTACCGGTGGCACTAGTGGAGGCGGCGGAGGCGGCGCAGCCTGGACATATTCAGCAGTTAGCGCAAACACAACAATGGTTGCATCAACTAAGTATATTGTAGATACATCATCTGCTAATATTACAATGACATTGCCAAGTTCAGGTACGTTAGGTGATGAAATTTCTATTATTGATGGTACTGGTAATGCAAGCACACGTGCTATTACTGTAGCTAGAAATGGTGGTAAGATTCAGGGTGATGCGAGCGATATGGTAGTTACTACTGACAGAGCCGCATTTACTTTAGCTTATTACAACAGTACACAAGGTTGGTTGTTAACTAACGTTTAATCTTTGTAGAAAGAGTATTCTAGGTATTTAGGACTAAATATAATAAGAAAGATAATAATATATGGCAAATTACAGTAGTTTAAAAAATGCAGGTATTCTTACCCCAGTAGCAAACACTACGCTAGGTAGCCCCACAGCAACATATGGAAATATATATCTTGCAGCCAACGCTCAAATTAACCTGGGTAATTCTACTTTCTCTGCGGCTAACATCTTCCCCTTCAATTTAACAATTGCACCTGAAATATTAACAATACAAGTGGCGGCACCTGATGCAGGTGATGATACTACATGGTTCTGGACTTGGGCAACTAGCACATTACCTTATGCAAGAACTTCAATCACTAATAGCCCACAAGTAAGTGTACCGATGTATCAACAAGGCGTATATACTGTAAACAACTTTGCTGGTGCAGTAACATATGGTAACATGACTCAAACGCATGGTGGAAAATTTAAGTGGATCGATGGAGCAGGAAATCAAAATGTAGTAGATTGGGCTGTAGATAATGGAAATGTTAATGTAACACATCCTGACATTAACGGTGGAGTAAGTACTACTGTTAAACGCACTACTGTTACAGTACCTAGCACTGTTACGCCTCCCACATTAGTTCAACCATCAGGTGGTGCATACAATGTAAGTTTTGTCAGTGCAGGTTCTTATACAATAGGCGGCGACGCTGACGGTAATAACAAAGGTATAGGTCCCTTGTATCGTGGTAGTACATATACTTTCAATCTGGCTTCATCTATAGCAAATCATCCCTTCTATCTAACTACGGATAACGGAACTGGCTTTGTTGCAAATACATATGTTGGTGAATACACCACGGGTGTTGTTGGTAGTAGAAATAACGGTTCTGTAGGACAAACTACCCTAGTCTTTACTGTTCCTCAGAATGCCCCTGACACATTGTATTATCAATGCGGTGTGCATTCGTCAATGCGTGGAACTATAACTATCAAAGACTTAGCAGTTGAAACAAATATCAATGGAAACTATGTAATATATTTTCAACATACACACGAAGGACATAAAACACCAATTGAGATTCGTCCAATTCCAAGTCTAGTTAATCAGATGTGCGTTGTATATGATGCAAGTGTTGACAAATTCGTACCACAAGATTTAGCTACATATGTTGAAAACACACCTAGCTTTAAAAATAAGATTCGTGAAGTAGCAGGTACTGCTACGTTAGTAGCTGGTAATGACGTTGTTGTAGTTCCTACTATTGCAATTGTAGAAGATGCTTCTTATCTACCATTAGTAAATAACAGAATTGGTGATATCTCATTTGCAGAAGATACCCAGGCATTGTATATTTGGGATGGTACTGCTTGGAAGACAAGAGTTAATACCGTCAAAAAATATATTACAATGAATCAAAGTGGTACTATTACAGTACCAGTAACTGGTACAGCACGACTATACCCGCCTAGCAGTTTAACTATAAGTAATGTATATGCTAGTTTGAGTACTGTATCTTCTAGTACTTTCACTTTTCAGTTGTTGAAAAACGGATCAGTTGTAGGAACATATAATATAAGCTCTGGAACAAATAAAATGACAGTAACCGCGGCAAATATTAGTTTAACAACAACTGATTACTTGACTGTGAATGTCACAGCAGGCACTGGAGCCAGTGATTTAAGAATAGACTTAGAATATTTAGTAACACTAGCATAAATATATAAAGAAGGAAATAAGATGACATCAGAACAATTACAAGAAATATTTGGTAATGAAATCGGTAGAGTTTACTCGTTCACCGATAGCATTCCAGAAGGTAGTGATCCACAAGTACACATTACTGAAGCATTTGCTACAGCGGCTGGTAGTAATTTAATTAATTGTATAGTAACACACATATTTGGTACTTGGTTAGTATATACCAAAGAATCAACAGTCACTAGCGATAAATTTACACTACTAGTTGAGCTTCCACTACCAGTACCAGAAGTACCAGAAGTACCAGAAGTGCCGGCTGAATCAGAAACGCAATCAGAATAACAGATATAAGGAAAAAGATATGATAGTTAAATACAATATGCTGGGTAGCATAACCAGTAATCAATTCAAAAGTGATATTATTGGTTTGATAACAGGTACTATTACCAATGTAGGCGGTTTGAGCGCCGGGTGCGATACAGCAAGAACCACATTCACTGGAACTTATCCAACTGGAAAATACGTATTAGAAAATGCAGGAACTAATACATTCAGTAAAGTACACAGTGTAGACAGTGGAACTACACACTATTTCCGTTTAAACTTTGGAACATCTGTACTAACAAGTATTGCATTGGCACGAGGTTACACTTCAGGGTCAGACACTCTTATTAATAGTGCTGTAACTACACTTAACCTAGTTCCTAATGCAAACAGCTATGGTGGTCAATTTAATTCAGGTATTACCATTGTTATCACTGCAAGCTGTATACACATTACTAGCTTGTACAGTGGTGTATCTTTTGGAATATTTGACATTGGTACAAATGGTATAACTGCTACCTATACTGACAGTATGAAAATGGCTTCTGTCAATACCAGTACTAGCGCATTTACTATTCCTTATTCTTATGCACTCACTGGATTATCCAGTGGATATACCACTATCACAGGAAGTATTAATGTACCGGTGACTCCAGTCATCGTTTCAAGTGCGAGTGGTACTATAATTCCAGAAAATCCGACATTTATATCCAGCGTACAACAAGGGTACTCTGCATATTCAGTGTCGAATTTATTTAGAATACCCTTAGGGTTCGCGGATTTTCAATATAATACATCAGGTGTTACCAGACAGACTGGCCCTGGATATGCAATAGTTACGGAGTAAACAAAATATGCTAGTACAAATAAACACAGAAGTTGGCGGAGTTTCTACTAACGACAGAACACGATTTTTCAATTTTCAGGCTTGCTTACATGCTGTTGCCACAGCAGCCGCGGGGTCAACACCAGTTGTTAATCCAGTTATAACTGCTACTGGTTTAAAAAACACCAGTCATAACTGTATCACAGTTCTTTCTAATGCAGAAGCCGGTGGTTGGCAGGCAGCTAATAGTAATAACGTCACTGCTGCCACTACCTATAACAGTAGTATTTCTACTCCCTATATTGTAGATTTATTTAATTTCACTGGTAAAACCACTTATCCCTACTACAGGATGACGTTTGCTAATAATCAATATTTTTTCAACAGTAGTTTTGATAGTTACCCTTGGTTAGATCAATGGTGCGGTCATACTAACAATGATCCCTCTACTACAGCATTTACTTCTGACACTAGTTATTATAATGCTACATGGTCTAGTGGTAAAAATCAAAATGCCACTAGTTTTTCTAGTCAAACTAGCTATCCCAATGGACAGTCTTTAATGATTTGCAAATCAAATCAACCAATTTACATATCTTGCACATCAACATACATGATAATCACAACACCTTTTGATATTTTTTACTTTGGACAGCGCACAGTTGCACCATGGGAATTGACTAGGTTGGACAACCCTCCGTGGGTGTCATTTGGTCACAGTGGTGGGCAGGCAAACTACCCTCGCCCTTCTGAATATAGCAGTCATTATCAGAGTCATTATCAG